TTAACGATTAAGCATCAATTTCGGTAATTTTAGGCTCAGTGTCTGATAAGAGTCTGTCTACCTTTGCAATACGCTCTTTAGCGTGGATGGCATGAGTTTCATTAATAGAATAAGTCTTACCATCACAAGGGATTGAGACACGGACCCCATTCACTGTGATATCTAAGGTATGCCCGAATTGTGCTTGGAAAGTTTTAGGAACACTCACAGGAATCTTTCTTTCATTTCTGTAAGAAAGCATAGTTGATTGTGCTTCCATTAAACTTGCTCCATCAATCTTTGCAGCCTTTTCTTTAAATTCTGTAGTGCGATTGATGTTGTCCGCTTCTGTCGGACCAACAGGCTTATTAACAATAGCTCCTTGTAAGAGTTCTGCTAATTGTTGTATAGCACTGGAATCTGATGCTTTGCTTTTCTTGAGTTCTTCAAGTTCAGCTTGAGCTTGGGCTTTTTGGTTTTCGGAAATTACCAAGGCTAGTTTAAGTTCCTCAAGGGTAGGAGTTTTGCCTCCAACCCCTGATTCACCTAGCATCTTGGAATGCCCTACGCCATTACTGCCTATCTCAGATTCAGCAGTAATCTTTTTTTCTGAGTTTTCTTGTGACATATTACATTCCTCCTAATGTTTATTCGTCGATTCTTTTATCGCCAGTCTTATTGACATCGCCTTCAGCTGGTTCGATGACAGCGGTTCTAGCTTCATATCCAGTACCGTCTGCTTTGAGTTCGTTAACGGCTAATGCAACATCTTTAACTGGGATAACTTCAGCACCAGCGGTACCTTCAAGACCTTTAATGTAGAACTTATTATCAGTGTGTTTGATAATTTGGTCTTTAAGGAATCTGATAGCTTCATTAGCCTTTAAGGCATATTGCATTGTTGGGACATCGCCTTTAACGACGACTTTCTTACCAGCAGCATCAATTCTACCACCATTGATAGGTTTGACAAGTTTTGTCATTTTAATTGGGTGGACATCTACGTTAGTACCTCTAACTTTATAGGCACCACCGAATTCAACGACTTGTTCTGGATGGTAATAGTTACCATTGTCATCTTCGTATCCATAGTAGTAGTCAGTGAATTGATTCTTTAAATCAGGACGTGCATTCACATTGACTCTGTATTGAGAAGGAATGGACATATAGTCAACAACAGCATCTGGGTTGGCAACTTTATAGCCTAAGCTATCAATTTTCCAACCAATGGATTGTCTTTGGTTTAATGGGTCTTCAGTACCAGCAGAACCTAATTCTTTCTTGATGAATTGAGGAGCAGTGTGTCCTTCAACACCAATTCTGAATAAGCATTCTTCACCAAGAACGTAAGAGTGGTGAACATTTAATACATCAACACCTGCTAAGTCCTTAACCGCAGCGAAAGTAGCATCTTTGTTAGCATTATCGCTATCAAGATAGACGATAACAACTGGGTCAGCATCTGCTAATTCACTCCAAGGTTTTTCAGATAAAATGTTGATAGCACCTGTGAAAGATGGGTCACTAAGTGTAACACTTGGTACGTGATAAATGTAATTGACTACACCATCAGCATTGATGAAGGTATTATCGGTCTTAATAGTCTTGGCTTTTTGGAAAGCTAAAGAGAATAAGTCGATAACCATATCGTTTTTATAAGCTTCACCAGTATTAGAGAATTTCATAAATTCTTTTACACGATGGTCAGTGATTAAGTCAAATAAGACTGCACTTGAAGCTAAAACTTTGAAGTTACCACCTGCATTTGGTCTAACTTTTGCTGCTTCCATAGAAAGAACGATTTTACGGAATTCGTCAAGAGTTGGATTACAAAGTGGAGATAACTTAGTGATATGAGAAACCATTTTCTTAGTTGTATCAAGAACTAATGTGTCTGGGTCTGAAGCACCGCTATACACAACTTTTGGTTGAGCATAGAAGACTTGGCATTCAGATAAGAGAGCTTCTTGAGCTAAGATATCTTTTGTTTCAGGGATTTTTAAGGAGAGTTGACGTGTGTATTCAGAGATTAATGGGTCAACTACTGCCCAGTTCACTTTATCAGTGAATTTCATAACTCTACCATAGCTCTTGGTGCTTCCCTTAATAGCAACCATAGAACCTTTATCGCTGGCTGGTGGAATACCTTCAACGAGTGGTTGAGTGTGTGCGGCTAATGCAAGCATTCTTTTGAATACGATTTCATTAGAACCGTTGTTGGATGGCATTGTTCTTTCAGTTGCAATTCCATCGAAAACGTAATCAGACTCTGCCAATTCAATAGTTCTGAGCATAATTTTGCTGTAAACTGCAGCAGGTTGCATCACGCCAGGTCCTTGTAATGGAGATTGTGGAGCTGGATTACGATAAACTGAAGTATTGTTGATTAATGTTAAATCTTCCATTGATTAAATCCTCCTATTTTTTATTCAACATACTATATTGGTTAGGCATCTTTCCTTTAAGGAAGCTTTCAACATACGCATCTTCTAGCTTAGCAGAAGAGGCTCGATTACTTTCTGGAATACTAGTGCCACCGTAAATCTGAGATGAATTTGTAGGGGTCATTCTTTGTGCACGTATTGCATATTGTTCTGGATAGACGGCTCTGAATACGGCTTCTAAATTCACGTTATCCATTGCAATATTGATACCATTTTTAAGTGCTTCATTTCCGAACGTTACCAAGTCTTGTTCAGAAAGTCCCCATTTACTACCAAAGTCACTGAGTTTGTTAATAAATGCGGATTCAGCATTTCTATACTCTTGAGTTCTTAGGTATTCTTCAACTTTAGCAATTCTGTTTTCAACTGCAGGATTGATTCCATTGTTTTTCCTATTAACTAAGAAATTGTTGATGTCTTGTAAACTATACCCTTGAGCTAAAGCTTTAGCAATAAAGTTTTGTTCCGCAGGGGAGTAGCTAACATTTTGAGGTCTGCTTACAGGAGCTTGACCTTGTTGTTGACGAACAGTAGAGGCAATAATATTTGCTAATTGCTCTCTAGTAAGAGTGATTGTTTCTCCACCACCTTGACCAGATGTTGGGGTTCCTGCAGCTGGTGCTGTAGGTGTAATAGCAGCTGGATTACTAGCTGGTGCAGGATTTCCAGTTGGAGCTGGCTGTCCTTGTGCGGCTGGTTGAGCAGCTGGTTCATTTTGAACAGGAAGTCCTTGTGCTGCAAGAGCTTGATTGTTCAAATAGTTTTCCAGACCTTGTGCATCCCCTAAAGATGGAATGTCTGAGAAATCTGAGTTGTTTGGAATGTTATTGTTTTCTTCCATTGTG